ATCGGATCCTGGGGGACTTCCGCGTCTTCGCCTTCCTGGTGTGGATGCACCTGAAGCTCCCCAGACCCACCGATGTCCAATACGACATCGCCCAGTACCTCCAGCACGGTCCCCGCCGGTCCGTGATCGAGGCATTCCGCGGTGTTGGCAAGTCCTGGCTGACCAGCGCCTTCGTGTGCTGGCTGCTGCTGAATAACCCCCAACTGAAGATCCTGGTGGTGTCCGCGTCGAAGGACCGGGCGGACCAGTTCTCTACCTTCGTCAAGCGCCTGATCGCGGAGGTCCCAATCCTTCAGCACCTCGCCCCCGGCCCCGGCCAGCGAGACTCAATGATCGCCTTCGACGTTGGCCCCGCGACCCCCGATCACTCCCCTTCGGTCAAGTCCGTGGGTATCACCGGCCAGCTCGCCGGCTCCCGTGCGGACGTGCTGATCGCGGACGACGTGGAGGTGCCGAACAACTCCCAGACGCAGACCATGCGCGACCGCCTCTCGGAGGCCGTGAAGGAGTTCGACGCTATCCTGAAGCCGGGCGGACGGATCATCTACCTGGGCACCCCCCAGACGGAGATGTCCCTCTACAACCAGCTCCCGGAGCGCGGCTACGAGATCCGCGTGTGGCCGGCCCTCTTCCCCGAGCTGAACAAGATCGACAGCTACAAGGGCACCCTGGCCCCCTACGTGACCAGGCTGCTGGATGCCGACCCGACCCGGGTGGGCAAGACCACGGACCCCCAGCGGTTCTCCGATGCGGACCTCCTGGAGCGCCGCATGTCGTATGGCCGCGCCGGCTTCGCCCTCCAATTCATGCTGGACACGAGCCTGTCGGACGGCGACAAGTACCCGCTGAAGATCAGCGACCTCATCGTGATGTCCCTGGATCCGGCCCGCGCCTTCACCAAGGTGTCATGGGCGGCGGACCCCGCGCTGGTGATCAACGACCTCCCGAACGTGGCCCTCACGGGCGACAAGTACTACCGGCCGATGTGGAAGTCCACGGAGATGACGGAGTACACGGGCGCGATGATGTTCATCGACCCCTCAGGCCGTGGCTCCGACGAGACCGGCTACGCGGTGACGAAGCAGCTCATGGGAAACATCTTCCTGCTGGATGCTGGCGGCCTGCGTATGGGGTACTCGAAGGAGTCCCTTGAGGCCCTCGCGTACATCGCCAAGGCGAACCAGGTCAAGGTGATCCAGGTCGAGTCGAACTTCGGCGACGGCATGTTCACCGAGCTGCTTAAGCCGGTCCTCGGGCGGATCTACCCCTGCACCGTGGAGGAGGTCCGCGCCACCGGCCAGAAGGAGCTGCGGATCATCGACACGCTGGAGCCGGTCATGAGCTCGCACCGGCTGATCGTGGACCAGAGGCTGATCGAGAAGGACTACAAGAGTGCCGAAGGCGACATCAAGTACAGCCTCTTCTACCAGATGACCCGCATCACCAAGGAGCGGGGAGCCCTGGCCCACGACGACCGGCTGGATGCCGTGGAAGGTGCTGTTCGCTACTGGACCAAGGCCATGGCCCGGGACAACGAGAAGGCCAACGAAGCCCACAAGGCGGAGTTGCTGAAGAAGGCCCTCAAGGGCTTCGCCAACCACGTCTTCGGGGGTGCCAAAAGGCCCCCGAAACCACGCTGGACCGCCTCGCCCCGCCACTGAGACTTCCCTCTGGAGACCTGAAACCTGCACCTTAGGAGAACCCCACACGGTTCTCTGGGGCAGGACCATCCGCATGTCGGGTGTCTTCCGTCATTGCGACGGTAGCGGGAAACTCCACTCGACATCAAGGTGTCTAGTTCATGTTTCCGTGGTCCCCCTATCCTCCATCGGACTCCCTTCAGGAGCCCTAACTTTGGGGGGTAGGGGGGCTAACGGTTTCTCTCTCTCTTTCATGATGTCTCCTCCCTGAGGAGTCTCCTGTAGGTACCCTTAGGACTCTCCCAAAGGATCCCTACAGGAGATCACGACCATGATGATCACCAACATGGAGAACTCTCCCCAGAGCCTCCCTGAGTAGCCCCGACCAGACCCCATAGCCTGCTGCCGACAGATGGACCCCATCCCACAGCACCCCGGGCTTGGGCCGTCCGGCCTCCGAGAGGGCTCCAAAGGCGTCCACGAAGGAGCACTTGGGGTGATCCTGGCTGGCCTCCCTGGCGGCCTCGGCTGCTCGCCTGGCTGGCTCCCGGAGTTCCGGGGATTCCAGCGGCGGAATGCTGGAGAGGACCACAGGGGTGGCCTGAGGGAGCTCCTTGAGGATGGCCCCATAGAGGCTCCTGAGGGCTTCCCCCTCGCCTCGCAGGACATCGTTCGTCCCAGTGGTCACGACCACGCACGAAGCCCGCCTCAGACAGGTGTACTGCGCCATCCGCTCCAGGAGCTGGCTGGCCGTTTGCTTGCCCAGGGCGAACGAGACGGCATGAGGCACCACCGCTGCGGTCACAAGGCCGTAGGTGATGGAGTCGCCGAGGAACACTGTGGCTCCTTCAGGCACCCCGAGGTCCATCTCGCGGTGCATCCGCTTCAGGAACTCCCCATCGGGGTCCTGAGGGGGTCTTAGGAGGGTCCTGATTCGGTGAAGCATCGGCCTATTTTTGCCAAAAAAATCTGAGAGGGTAGATCGCCTGCCCCGCTCGGCGCTTCCCCCCCGTGCCCCCGGCCCCGCACGGCACGCGCAACCGGCCGGCCCCTCCCCGGGTGGCCCAGAGGAGGCCCGTGGCGGCCCCATATGGGCACCAGTGCCAGCGGCTGGAGTGGCACGATTGCGCTAAGTCGTTGATTCGCAATGAATGCCAGGGGATTAGGAATCTCTTCCCAGTGCCAGAGCACCCACAGGAGGCCCGCAGGAGCACCCGAGGGGGGACCTAAGGGGATGGTTGAGGGGATGCGGTGCTGCTATCAATTCGATAGCGTCCGTTTGTGGCTATCTGTCCGACCGATCTAGCGGCCCCAGAGACTCCCTCAGAACCCCCACAGGAGGCCCATAGCGGCCCCATGCAAGGCACCCGGGCCGATACCTAAGGGGACCGGCAGGAGGCCCGCAGGAGGCCCGCAGGAGGCCCGCAGGAGGCCCATGGAAGCCCCAGGAGGCCCGCTCCCTGGTCGCATAGGGGAAAACCCTTGAAATTGCCGTTTTCTCGTTCAGAATCAACGACTTACGTTCTCACAGAGCTCCCGAGGAAACCCTAAGGGTTAACCCGAGGAGGCCCATCTGTGGCCCTGAAGGCAATTGTAAAAAATCCCCCTGTCAAACGAGCTAAGTGCTTGATTCGTAACGGAACGGCCCCGGCGAAGATGTAACAGTGCCACCTTCCCACTTGTCAACCCTTCCCACTTGGCTATTATTCGTTCCGTGGTCGCTGCAACAGCAGAACAAAACCGGCCACCCGGAGCGAACCGGACAAAGCGGCGCACGAGGATGTACTAGAGCCCGACCTACGGGGCGATGTCCAAGGTGCCAGGACGGCCGAAAGCGTAAGGATGCCACGCCTTGCGAATGACTGGCCCCCTCCTCCGAAGTTAGCGAGAGCGCAACGGAGCTTAGGGGATTCCCAGCGGCCCGATGGAATAACCAATAGGTTAATTAGTGCGAATTCAATTCGAGTTCGCACCAGTTAGCCAAAAGGGGAATTGAATTGTTCCTTGTCACTTGCAATTACGGCACCCGTAAATGGTGCATGGGCCGAGTGGAGGCCCTGGAATGGCTCGCCGCATGCGGAGACCGGGCCGAGGTTCGCAACATTTGGGGCCGAATTGTGGCCCGGAGGACTCAGGAATGACCATCCTAATTCTGGCACTGTGCGCCATCCCTGCATTTGGCGTCGTGCATGGTTTGCGTCTCTATCGTTTTCTTTAATTCCTTGCCAATTGGCAATGGTTGGAGGTTGGCATGAGTGCTCAATTTGGACGTGTCGCGGCTTTCATGGCCGAAAGCAGGAAAGGCCGAGTGCTGCTGCATATCGCGGCGGCCCTGGCTGACCATCAATGGGGCTGGCACTGGGCCGGCATTAAGAGGGAATTGTGAGATGAAACCGGATCGGAATTATTCACCCGGCAGAGTTTCGGCCCCTTCCAGGATGGCGCACCAGGAGGCGGGCAATTAGCAACGGATGGCGCTGCTTTGTCCTGACTCTCCCCAGTGGGCAATCATCGCCTACTGGGGGCAAACCAAAGGGACCGCATTGGCCCCTTCGTTTTGCCTTCAACCCTGCATAGGAGCTCCTGAAATGGCCCCATTCGCCAATGCTGACGGCCGGATTTACGGCCCCGAACGGATTCACCAATTGGCCGCGATTGTCAGATGGCATCGGTCCTGGCACATGAGGGAGCAGGACCGCTATCCCCTGCATCCGGCCGTGCTGTCCGCCTGCACTCTGGCGAATCCGCGTGACTGGCACGAATTGGTCCTGCAATGGCCCCATAAGGCCGAAAAGGAACCCACTCGGCTGGCCTATACGCAGGACGAAAAGAAGGCGGTAGCGGACCGGCAAACCGTGACCACCATCGGGAAATACCTGACTCGGCATTTTGACCTGCCGGACCACGTTATCCGGGGCATCGCGCATCGGTTCAGTGTGGAGGGGGTTTTCATTTGGAAAACCACGGAGGAGATTGTCCGGGCATGCCGTGAGGGTCCCTATTCGTGCATGCAATGGGCCGACGAGGAGGGGCAGCACCCGTATGAGGTCTATGCACCCGAATTCGGCTGGGCCATCGCAGTGCGTATCGAAGGAGGCCAAATTAACGGCCGTGCATTGATCCTGGACGATGGCGAGAGTAAATGCTTTGTGCGGTCCTACGCACGGCCGGCGAATGCCTCCCACTATTCCGAAAGGGATGATGCACTGGAGGCATTCCTCGAAGGCGAAGGATTTAAGCACCGCCGCTCGTGGCCCGAGGGGACCAAATTGGCGAGGGTTCCCTATGAGGGAGACCGCCGCTATTACGGTGGAGACCTCCTCCCGTATATCGACGGTGGAACTCAGACGGTGAGCTCCTACGGGAGTCATTACGTGATCGACTCCGATGGTGACTGGGAATGCACCAGCACGGATGGCACCGCCGAGGAGGCGGAACGGGAAGTTTGCTCGTGCTGCGGCGAAAGGCACCGTGACACCGATGGCGGAATTTGGGTCGGCCGTCACGACGACGAATGGGTCGGCCCGTGCTGCTCCGACGATTATGTTTATGCACGGGGCCGCCGGGGCAATGAGTATTACATCCCCCGCAATGATGCGGTGGAGGTGGATGGGGATTACTTTGATCCCGATTACCTGTCCGAAAACGATATTGTCGAATTGGACAATGGCGATTATTGCAAGCTGGACAATGCATTCAATTGCCCCATTCTGGATGCATGGTTCCATTGCGACGATGGTGTCTATACCGAGGATGAGGGGACCGTTCACGAGGACGAAGCCTGGACGTGCGCCGTGTCGGGGAATGTCTATAGCTCCAATACGGACCACGTAGAAAACGCGGCCGGCGAAAAGGTCCACCCGGACTATTTCGAGGAGGAGACCGAAGAGTCTCCCGACACCGAAACCCCCTAAAAGCACCAGTTGAACCCCCTGGGAATTCCCGGGGGGTTTGTCGGGCGCTTTTGTCCCGGAACCCATTAGAGGAGCTCAAATGCGGTTGATTTTTTCCACGGTCAATTCGGCCTGGCTTTTCATGTTCGGCAGTTCGCCTTGCAGAATGGGCGATTACCCGATGTTTTTCCAGCATCGGTGGGAAGCCGTGGAAGCGGCCCGCGCCATGGGCTTGACGGTCAATCAGGACAGCACCGTGGAGGTGTCCAAATGAGCCGCACCGTCAATGTCACGCCGACATGGACCGGCCTCCTTCCGCTACTCCTGGAAGTGGCAATGAATGCGGAGACCGTGGAGGCCCGCCGGACGGCCCGGGAGGAGCTTCAGCGCATGGCCCGCATTGCCGATGCTGCGGTGTCCCTGGTGGCCGCCGCTAAGGCCATGGATGACGCCATGGATGAGGCCCAGCGGCCCCCCGATGGGGACGACTACAACGAGCTCTATTCCCGCGTGTCGGCACTGGGGGCACCATGACTCCCACTCTGACCGCTGGCCGCGTCCTGCGGCATCTCCTGGGGCTCCAGCGGCCCCATGGATCCAGCGAGGAGGGCTCCGTCATTCCCTACCTGCTGACGCAGTTTGCGGGCCTCCCGAGCTGGATTGATGGCGCTGGAAACCTGCACGTTGACGGCCGCACGAATCACCGCCACCGAACCCTCTTCGTGGGCCATACGGACACTGTGCATAGGTCCGGAGGGGTCAACCAATACCGGGAGGATGCGATCGGCATTCACGCGGCCGGAGGGGTCCCCCTCGGGGCCGATGACGCGGCCGGTGTGTCCATCCTGGCCGCCATGATCGGCACCGTGCCGGGCTACTACATTTTCACCCGTGGGGAGGAGTGTGGCGGCCTGGGGTCCTCATTCCTGGCCGACAACTATCCCGAGCTCCTGGCGGAGTTTGATCGGGCCATTGCATTCGACCGGCGGGGGACCGGAGACGTAATCACGCATCAGGCCCGTGGCCGGTGTGCATCGGACGAATTCGCCTGGGCACTGGCCGACGCATTGAATGGGGCCGGCCTGATGTATGCCCCGAGTGACGCGGGGATCTATACGGACACGGCCGAATTCACGGGCCTCATTCCCGAATGCACGAACCTCTCCGTGGGCTACTACGCAGAGCACTCGGCGAAAGAATGGCTGGACACGGCCCACCATGCGGCCCTCCTGCGGGCGGCCCTGGGGATCAACTGGGACGCCCTCCCTGTGGTCCGTGATCCGGCCGCTGGATGGCACCAGGACGGCGAGGAGCCGCCCATCACATGCGAGCGTGACGCGACCATCAAGGACGCCATTGGCGAGGCCCTGGACGGCAACTATGGGGACCTATTGGACCTGATCGCGGCCCGCATTGATGCGAAGGACCCTGCGTCCATCCGCCGCCACCTGGACCCGAAGAGCATCGGAGAGGTCGAGCTCATCGCGGCCATGGAGGAGAACCGGGACTGGGATATGGTGCTGGAGCACCTCACGTCGGAGGCATTCGTCCCCTTCTAACAACCGGCCGTCACGTAACCAAAACCCCTGGTTATGTAACCCGGCCGTGTGCAAAGTTTAGTAAACGTTCGCCGCACGTTACGGTCCCGAATTTCAAGGGGCCTCAACGTGCCTAGGGGGTCCCCCTAATTCCCGGAGCTCCACTCCATCGTGCCTGTCCTGGCCCTGGAGTACAGCTTGTCGCCCTCTGAAAGAGAGCCTTTTGATGTCACAACGCAACCGCCGCCGCCTTAAGCAAATGTATTATTCCGGTGCATCCATCGGGAGGATTGCCAAGGCCCTAAACCTCACCGCTATCGCGGTCTCTCACCAAATTGCTCTGCTAGCACAAAACTCAACGTAGGCCGACACTTACGTTCCCCAACGGGGCTAGGTATTTTGGTGTGTGAGATTAGCCCCACAAACTGTACCGTGGGGAAACGAGGAAACAGGGATGGCTACTATCAGATTCATGGGCTTTGAGGTCTTTGTCGAGACTGTCGGCAAGGATGAGGCATTCACCATCTGGGAGCGCATCGTGCGCAGCCCCAACGATTCCGAGGTGTGGGTAGGGAAGCTCCACTTCGTGATCTCCTATATCGGGAAACCGAAACATCAACGGAGGGATAAACATGAGTGGGGATTCGGGAGAGAGGATTTCAGTCCATCGTGCTTTACAGGTTCTTGAGGTCTTTCGGGCGATAGATCCCGACATGCCTATGGGCACCGCAGTGAGCTTCTTAATGATCGCCGAGGGAGAGACTCCCGATGGCGGCTTGTCTGTCACCGAGCTCTCGAACAAAGGCGGCTTTGCTCTGTCCTCCGCCAGTCGCTATGTCCAAGCACTGGCCGAATTGGACCGGCACCGTAGGCCGGGCCACGATCTGGTCTCTGACCAAGTGGACCCCATGGAGCGCCGTCGTAAGGTGCTCAAACTAACTCCGAAGGGCAAGCGGATCCTTGCCCAAATCAAACGTGTCTTAGGAGATTGACATGGCGGTGTACCCGAAGGGCGCGAAGTTCATGGCCTCAGTAGGGGCCGGAGCGACTCGCGTGCGTAAGACGTTCCAAAGCGAGGCCGAAGCCCGCGCTTGGGAGACCGAGGAGGAGGCCCGTAGGACCGCCTTGGCTGCGTCAATGGTGGCTGCTGCTACCCAACCCCCCACGCCCGCGTGCTGGACCCTCCAAGAGGCCCACGATCAGGCGCATCGGCACGTCTGGAAGGGCCGGCCCGGCGAAAAGAAGGCGCTGCTGAATGCAAAGCAGGCTCTGGCTTTTTTTGGCCCGGACACTCCCGTATCGGCAATTAATGCCAACTGGATAGTGGAGTGGATGGAGGAGCTCCAGGACGAGGCCGAAAACAGCGGCTCAACCTGCAACAAGAAGCTGTCCGCCTTGTCGGTCATGCTGAAGCGGGCCGAGGAGTTCGGAGGTCTCACCGCGATTCCGCGCATGAAGCGGTACAGGGAATCTCAGCACCGCATCCGCTGGTTCTCCGATGCCGAGGAGCGGGCGATGCTCGCCATGTGCCGCCAGCTCGGGCTGGACGATCTACACGACTTCATCGTGGTCGGTCTGGACACCGGGTTCCGCCGCTCGGAGCTCCTGCGGCTGGTGCCTTCGGACTTCCAAATGGGTCTCGTGATGGCCCACGCTGGGACCACGAAGAACGGGGAGGCCCGCTCCGTGAA